AACACCCTTCATACTGGGTTTCGGTGCATGACCGCACGGCTGAACGCCTTTGGCCTTGATGACCTTGGGTTCCTTCATATCAAACACTTTCATATCATCACTCCTATGTTATACTTACGGTAACTTGGCCAATCTGACCAGTTCCTACTAATGTGTTAGGCGTAAGCCCAAAAGGGTCACTGCCCCCACCTACGGGGTTCCAACCCCATTGAATACCACGGCTACTAAAGTCCCCAGAGGGACCGAGGCTTTGATCCACACGTGGAGAACGAACAGCCTGCGGATCATTGACAGGAAACTCTCCCAAACGCAGTTGTGGTTGATCGGGGTTCCAGCATTCGGGGCAAGCCTTTACATTTGTATCTCTACCTTTAACAAAAAGGTTGCGTAGTTCCCGTAACTTATACTGGAACCCACACACATCGCAGAGTGCGATAACTTTTTGAGAAGATGCGTACTTGTTGCTCATCAGCGAATCCTAGCTATTCTAGGAATAAGTTCGTACGAAGTTTTTTCTCTGTCTTCGCCTGCAGCCAGTTCGTACTGTTCATCGTATACTGCTTTAAGCATAGGAACACGATCAACTAACTCAGGCACCTTCATGGCAATGTAGTACGCCAGCCCAGCTACAAGACAGGGGAAAAACCGAAAATTCATATCGGCAGTCTGTACGCCAGACCCAGCGTCTTCCACACGGCGCATACGCCAATAGTACAGTACGTAGTCGTCGTTGTTTGGTACAGGCCACACGTTTACATGCGGTGCATCCCTCAACCGCTCTACATATAACTGGATCGGACGCCCTTGTGTTAGTTTGTTAGGTATAGCCGCGTACGTACTTACACTGATTCGGCTTATAGTAAGATCAGATTGTGTGCTAGCATTGCCATTGTTGGTACGTATTTGATGTTCCAACACATCAATAGTATCGGCTGGTAAAGCGTACCTAGACGTACCGGATACTAAGGTAATTGTACCCGAATCAATCGTCCACATGTTAATACCGCGGTTTTGCCACTCGATTGTCATCAAGTTCATGGACCGTCTAGCGGTGCGGAGATCATACCCAGACCGCATTTCACGGCCCGCGCGTTCCCATGCTTCTTCCGCGATCTCCGTGAAGTCCATATTAAACGCTGTGGTGCCTGATGTTGTCATTTCTTAGTCTTCCGTTTTGCAGGGGAGACCCGCCGTGGTTTACCTGCAGGTTGTCCAAGCCGTTTTTTCTCGGTGATTTTCTTGCGTTTTTCAGACGCTGTCATCTCGCCGCTCGTCTTAGGCGTTTTGCTGGACACTTTCTTTGTTGGTCTACAGTAGGGTGTGCCTCGCTTTTCGCCTTCTTTACGTCCGCAAGCCTTACCAGTACGCACATCTTTCCAGTCCTCTTTGAACCAGCGTTTGAGTGCCGCGCCTTTTGCTGTCTTGCGAACCGCCATTACTTACCCGCCTTCTTCTTCCTGCACTTTGCAATCGCCCCACTCGCATACGCGCTTGGGAAAACCTTGTAGGAAGATTTTACTTTTCGGTAACACGCGTCCTTGACTGTGCCGCCCTTCTTGTAACCTTTGCTACAGGAAGAACAGCCACAACCCTCAGATTTGTAATACCTACGCATCAGCGCATCTTACAAACTTTGCCGCCACGAGCCATGCCGTAGCCGCGGATTTTACCGCCTTTTTTCATTTTGGGCATCAACTCCCCCCGCGCGGCTCTTTCGTTCATGTTGATATTGTCAGGGCTACGAGTGCTACCCTCTTCTACCATAGGAGCCATATTTTTAGGACGTGCTTTAGGGCGCATCTTCTTCATAGCGGCCATTTTTTCCATATCTTTTGGGCGCATTTTAGGGCGTGGAGAGGCCATAACGCCCATTCCGGCTTGGTATTTTTTCATCTTACGATTCCCCTGTAATTGTGTTTTCATCTGTGTACGCCCTATAGCCATCTAACAATTCCACTTCCGCAAGCTCTTGTTGATACGACTATCGGGATCGTTCGCGGTCTTTGCGCTTGTATTGCGCTTCTTCATGCCCTTCATACGAGCGCAGAAAGACTTCCGCCGATTGGCAGCTTTAGAGCCTTTTTTTAATTGACTTGGTTTTTTGGTGACAGCAGTCTTGAGTTTACTGCCGGGATTAGCTTTCCGATAGCTTGCAACACCCTTGGCGTTGAGGCCACCGGACTCACTTTTACCCTCTTTGCGGGTCCATGCAGGAGACTTCTTAACAGAGCCGCCTGATTTGTAATAACTCCGCATACTGCACCTCTAGCTATAGAACACTGTCATAGCGCTGATGTTAGTCATTGCTGTGATAAGTACGTCATCTTGGCACCGTATACCATAATCTGGAATGTTAACGGAGTGAGAATCAGAAGCTAGAAAGTCAAGGTCAAGAACAGTACGACCACCAGAGCCGTCTGTGATGGTAAGTCGAGCGGCCCCACCTGAAGTGGTAAGTACCTGAACTTGTCGAATACGAGCTGGACCTACACCTAACGACGCTGCCGCTGTGACTCGTTTCGACTGTATGTCTGAATTAGGCATACGCTATCCCTTCTTTTTTGAAGGACGGCTACGCTTTGTAACGGATTTATCTTCCCACGCCTCGTTTACATCAGGTGTAGAAGGATCATCCGCCTTTAGCGTCCCGTTCTCATTGCGGGCACGAACTTTCTCGACGCCGACGCCCCGAGCTGCAAGTTCTTCCTTAGAAGCTGGTTTGAATCTACTCATAACCTAGCTCCTTATGCCGCTGCGATTGTGGCACCTGTGTCAGAACGCTTCCAGTTTGTTCCGTCAGAGAAAGCCAGAATAGCCGCGCCTGCGGCACCGTTTGAAACGTACACTAACGTACCTGCGCCCGCAGAAGATGCGGATGGAGCAGATGCTACGGTGTAAGTTGGAACGGTAATATCGCCAACAAAGCCGTTGGTGGAGGTCACTGGACCTGAAAATGTAGTATTCGCCATGAATATGTCCTCACATGCGAGTTAAGTGAATCTGTCTGCATGTCGTCAGTCGGGCCTGTCAGATTCACGGGGTGTTCCCGATTGCTAACAATATACCACTACGTAACGTGATATGTCAACAAAAAGAAAGGGGCCACCGAAGTAGCCCCTCCTTAATACGGTGTCTTCCAGCTTATGCGCCGGGAGAACCGAAGATACCCAGTGGGTCAGATACACCGAAGCTATAACGCTCACGAGCTTTGTAGCGGCTGTTGCCAGTATCAAAGTCAGCGTCCATCGAAGTAGCCATTGGGCTACGTGTAAAGTGCTTCAAGCCGTTTGGAACGTCAGTCATCAAGAACCATGCGTTGGTGTCTGTCAGGTAGTGGTTGACAGTGTAACCTTCAGGGATTGACCCGTTGTTACGCAGTGCGTTGATGTCGTTGTCTGCTGTGCCTACACGACCCTCGGTATCCAACAAACGTGTTGCAACGAATTGCAGTGCTGGTGGGATAACCAATTTGCGTGGTTTAGCAGCGATCAACAAGCTACGCTCGTCAGTCCAACCTGCAATCTGAATAACAGCCGCTTCCAAGGAAGTTTCGTTAAGATCAGCCGCAACTGTTGGGCGGTTCGAGTTGGAGCCACCAGAAACAAGTGGATGCGCTGTTGAACACAAGGAAGTGCCGTCACCGTATGTGGTGCCTGCAGCAAACGCGTTGTTCAAGATAGACGCAGCTTTAACTTGCTTGGTGTACGCCATCGCACGAGCAAGTGCTTTAGTATAACGAGACGACAAGGAGTCATACAAGTTATCCTCAATAGCTTCCTCAGTGATTGAGAAACCCATTGCCACTGTTTCGTGTGTATAGCGAGCGGACCATGCTTCTTGCGCATTGTCGTACTCGATTGCAGAGCCTTCGTCTTTGACTGGGGCTGCTGAGAAACCTGATAATTTGGTCTCTTCCTCAAACGAACGATCTGAGGACTCTGTTTCAAAAATTTCGGCGTGTTCTTCACCGTATTTTGCGTATTCCATTCCGAACAATGCGTTCAGGCCGGGGAGCAGCTCTTTAAGTAGCTGGGCGCGTGAAATAGCCATGTTTTATTCTCCTTATACGCCAGTTGCGTTCTGATACTGGTGCTTACCAAAGTTGAACTTAACGACCAGCTCGACATATGTGTCTGCAGCGGTTGCTGTCTCGGCCACCACGTCAATGACGCGGATTGGCAGAGTGTTCGTAGTGGCTGCTGAACCCGAAAGTACAGCGACCTTCGAGTTCCCAGTTGCGGTGGAACCTGCGTTTTGAACGAGTGACATGTTGTTACCTACAACAGTGCGACCTACGCCAGCGATTACGGTTGTGCCGGATACAACAGCAACTTTATAAAGCTGGTCAGGATCGTCTGCTACATAAGCAACGATGTCACTAGCTACAGTGTTTGCAGGAAATTGTTGGCTATACAGTTCATAACCCAAGCTAGGGTCAGTGTAGCGACAACCGAGGAATACACCTACGGGAGTTGCAGTTGTAGTGCCTGTGTCTTTTTCAAGCGTGCCAGAGGCAACTAACTTCACAAGGTCTCCGTTAAGGAGGCTTGTGTTGTAGCCTGAAGCGATAGGGATTTGACGAGTTGCCCCGGCAAAACCCTGTCCACCAACCAAGTTGATCGGTTTCAGCCCATAGGGGGCGTCAACAGTAGGATAAGCCATTTTAAGCTCCTAAGATTAAGTTCCTTTACCGAAAGTAACCTTCGTTTTCCGTTCATTGAACAGGGGCATACGAGGATCATTTTCTCTCATAAGGTTGTTATCGACGGAGTGCATCTGAGACTTTGCTTGAGACGAATAATATTCGTTTCGCTCTTCAATCAACTCCTTTGGAGCCTTACAGAGCATCAAACCACCAATAACTACGTTGTCCTTAAAGCGCTCTTGCTCAATGGCAACCATAGTGATTTCTGGATGATCTGTTGCCTTTACAGGCTCCCAACCTTCTCTAAGTTTTGAAGAAACATTGGTGGCGTCTACTTGGCCCTGCGTGCTGACGCGGACCCAGTGATAGTCGTATCCAGCCTCGGGCGTCGGAGATGGAAGCACCTCGGGACGAGTCCAAGACTTTTTGCGAACTGTACGTTCACGAGTTTCGAGTTCACGATTAATGCGATTCTCAGCCATTTTGTTTCCTCATATCTATTGCAACCTGTTTGGCGTATTGTTCGGGTGTCAACCCTAACCGTTTAGCGATCTGGACCTGTGTACGTGTCAACGTCACTTTCTTGGGTGCTGTGCTCCGCGTTGCGGGGGCAACCACTTGGGCCTTTTTACGCTTCGGTTCGGCATCCTCGAAGTTATCGGGGAAGACCTGACGCATACGAGAATCAATTATCTCGTAGTATTCATCACTCTGTGGGCTTACGCCCTGTTTGACAAGTTTGTTGTGCAACCCCAGCGCCAAACTTGTCATTTCATCGTCAGGACCAAACCACGTATTAGCTTTTTGCCAATTTGCGGCCCGTTCATCGACTTGTACTGCCGGGGCGGTCTGTTCTACCTGCGTTTGTACAGGGGTTTCTGTCTCCTGTAAAGCGGGTAATTTGAAGTTTGCTAACCTTTCGGACTTAATCTTAGCATTGGTTAGCTTTTCTTGTGCTTCGAGTACAGCATCTGAATCACCAGATTCGTACGCATCTTTATACGCACGTTTGGCTCCCTCAGTCTCAATCGCGGCATTTTTCTTTGCCTGTTCAAGTAACGCTGTCTGATTCTTATTAACATTACCCTTTAGCTTTTTATTTTCTTCCATAAGCGTTTGGGTAACGCGCTCAAGTTCCTGACTCTGGCGTAGAGCTTCTTCTTTAGCTCGTCGCTCATCATGGTAACCTTTGCTGAAATGTTGGATACGCTTACGAACCTTGTCTGAATAGTCTTCCAACTCTTCGTCAGTGACATCAGTCGGCGGCTCTGACGCTTTACGACCACGATCAGCTTTCGGCGTATCGTCAACAACTTCAACTTCAAAGTCGTCATCGCCAGTATCCACTTCACCTTCAGGTTCAGGAGTGTCATCTGCTCGAAAGTCATCCGCAGTTTTCTTGCCAGAGATGTCGATCTCCACCGCGCTAGACTCTTCGACAGCCATTTTGTTGTCATCTTCATCATCGGGAAACTCAAATTCTACTTTCTGAAATGCCATATCTATGCCCTCTGAATGCCACTAGGATCGGTTACAACGGCTTCTACTGAGTCATCGTTCATCAAACGATACTCTACACCGCCAATGGTAAAGCGTGTTCCTGAGTTCATACGAAACATCACGAAGTCACCCTCTTTACACCAAGGGCCATCTGGAAAACGGTCCTTATCTGTATACGCCCCAGCGCCCATATCAACCACCAAGCCAATGATAGACATTATGTGGTCTTGAGTTTTAGCTGTTTCAGTTTTCAAGATAGACGTGCCTGCTACGGTCTCTTCCGGTCGCGGCAATGCGACAAGGATGCGGTAGCCCACAGGTCGTGGTAGTTGTAGTTCTAGTTCAGCATCGCTGATTTTAACTGTTTCTTCAGTCATCATCGTTTTCCATATAGTTTCGCGCGAGGTCTTCAACATACGATTTGCTGGCTTCGAGACCCCGAATTAAGCCAACAACTTCCCTATAATTCGCGTAATCTTTAGGCGACCCCGCGGTTAGGAAACTCTGTGCAGACGAGACATCCTCGTCGATTTTATTTTTCAGCACGTCAAAGACGGTTTTAGCCATGGTGCGTTATGACTCCTTCTTAGGTGTTTGATTTCGTGCGTTCTGCATCATGCGAGCCAGCTCAAGGTCAACCTTGTTCTCCTCTACACGTTTAGCAGTCATGTCCCGCACACCTTGACGCTTGGCGTCAATCGCTAACTCAGCCTTGTCTACGTTGATCTGTTCCGACGCAATCTTAGCGTCGATCATCATCTTCTGGGCTTTGAGTTGTACTTCTGCTTGCTTAATCTGCGCATCAGCCTGATCGTTTGCGGCTTTACGCTGCTGTTCTGCTTGCTTGATCTGTAGCTCGGCCTGTTTCATCTGTATGATCGGGTCTTGCTGCTGCTGTTG